TTCCCACGCCACGATGCTGGGCGACGACGATCCCCACGCCTCTATGCTGATCTTCACATCGGCCTGCAGGATGATCCGCGGCGCATCGGTGGTCGCGCATGTGAGCGTGAAGGCGCCGGCCAGGAGACGTGCCACCTTGCCCTTGGTCAGCGCGGCTTCAAGTTCCGCCTGGGTCGAGCAATCGACCGTTGTCGCGTTCCACGCTGGCCTTGGATACTTCTGAGCGGACACATCGCCCCCTTTGCTATTCGTCACCCTGCAGCTCCTGTTGTGAAATGGTTGCTCTTGACCGGATCATGACGCAGCCCGCATCCGCGGCGCATCGACCGCTTTGATCGCCTTCATCGCATCGACCAGGGTACCGCCCTGCCCCATGGCAAACTGTCCCCCTGCATTGAGGTGGACGGTCCACAGTTCTCCGCTGAGGTAGCTGTTGCAGGGCTGGACGCCGATCGTCGTCACCGGCGCGACCCTGCGGATGACGTCCTCGGCGGTCTGGACCTCTTCGATGGTGGGCTGGCGGCTCATGCTGCGAGCCTTTCGGCCTGCGATGAAAAGTGAAGGTTGAACCACGCGGAAAGCTGCTCGCGCTGGAAGCCGATGCCCGCGCCGTCCGTCTCGGTGATCTTCATGATGTTGAAGAGATTGGCGCCAGTCGCCTTCCACATGGCGTTGCGGTAAAGCTCGCCGCCAGCGAACAGCACGTCGCTGGCCTGATTGACCATGCCGGGGATCATCTGCAGATCGTTGGTCGGATTGTGCGGCAGCTCGGCCGCGCGCCGTTCGTCCAGCCGCTGGTCATAGTCTGGCAGACAGACGAACGCCTCGACCAAGCCCCATTTCGCCGACAGCACGAAGATGCGCAGTTCGCCGGTTGCGAAGGCCTCTCGCGCCGCTGGCAACTCGGCCATGCGAGCGCGCAGCGTCTGCCACATCGGCCCATCGTACATGTCGATCGCTTTCACATCCGGGCCGGGGCGCTTCTTCCCGCTGCACGCGATGATCGCGAGCTTGTTCGGATCGCAGTTGCGGCAGCGATCCGGCAGATGCATGGCGTTCGGGCCAGCGATGGCGTCGCGGCACTTCGGGCACCAATAGCCGGTGGCGAGGCGCTCCCAGCGGTCGGCGTTCGGGATCATCACCTCAGTAGCTCGACACGTCAGCGGTGAGCATCACGTCGCGGCCGGTCCAGCGAAATCCGGGGCCTTCGATGAACGACTGGCGCAGATTGGATGCGTTGTACTTCTCGCACGCACAGCGGGTGCGAATGCGCGCCCAGTTGCCGTGGAAGAAAGCGAGCGCCTCGCCGACCGTGTGAAAGCGGTTCGGAACCGAGCAATGGCTGTCGCACCAGATCGCGAGGATCGGACGCGCTGCATATTCAAGCTGCTTCTGCGCCACGTCGAGCGAAACGCGCTCTTTGGCGGCATGGGCGGCGATTGCGTCTGGGTGTAGCGAGTGGGCCACGGTGTTGATCTCCATCGGCGATGCTGCCGATAGAGCCGTGTTCGCACATCGCGAACGCCGTGGCAATAGGAAATGTTCGCACATGACGAACAAAAAGCATCGAGGCGCGAATCGTCGCGCGCGGCGAAACGCTTAGATCATCGAATTTCCAACTCTGCCAGGCCGGCGCTCAGCCGTGGGTGCCGCTCTTGCGGTCGACGCGGGCCTTGGGTTCGGCCTGGGGCGCCGCCCCGGCGACGATCGCGGCCGTCTCGCGAAACTTGCGCATCGCCATTGCGCGCTCTGGATGCATTAGCAGCTCGAAGGGCTCTACCTTCAGCGCTTCCGCTGCTGCCGCAAGGATCGGTGTCGATATGTCCTGCTGCTGATTATAGAGCTGGGACATGGTGGCCTTCGACCAGCCGGCCAGGCGCGCCATCTCGGCCTGCGACTTGATGCCGCACGCATCCATCCATTCCGGAAGATACCAGACCGGTTGAGCCTTGGGGATGCCGCGCCGCGCCATGTTCGTATAGTACGAACGCGGACGCGGCTTGTCGGCCCGGTATGTGCGAACATTCGCTATTGCCAAGTTGTTCGTGATGTGCGAACGTTCGGATATGGAACAAGCACCCACGTACACCGAACTGGCATCGGAAATGGGCATCAGCCGCGGGCAGGCGCACGGGATCATCTCGACCAAGCGCCCGCCATCGAGAGCACTGGCAATCCAGATTTACCGTAAGATGGGCTGGAAGCCTTCGCCGATCGCCAAACTGACCGATGCGGAAATCGACGCACTGGAGCAGATCGAAGCGAAGGTCGCGGCCTAGTGCTCGGGCCGCAAACAGAGCCGGCACGCGGGCACGACATTGGACGGCTTGCTATCGTGCATGGCCAGAACCGCGCCCGCTTGCCTGTGCGCCTGCCTGAATACACTGACCGGCAGGACAAAGGCGACATCCGCGCCATCTCCCCCGATGTGAACAACGCCGTCTCGCAATTCCATGTGTGGGATACGCTCCACATATCTCGGCATAACGCGCCCCGAATCAAGCGCCCCCCGGCGCTGGGACCCGGACCATGGGCTAATTGCGGGCGATCGCAAGCGATCAGTTTCCTGAATGATCCGATAAGCATACTCGTTTCGGATGCATCCATTTCGGCTGTTTCGCTGTGATAGTCTCGGACGCCCGCTGGCCATTCATCCGCGCCCGTCGTGCCGCCTTCGATCGCGATATGGAGCGAGTGTTCCCCATCCCCGCCCAATCCCTTGGGCATGACCGCGCCGGCATGTCCGGCAAAGATCAACCTGCGCCTTCGGGTGTCAAAGCGGCGGGTGGGGGTTGCGTAAGCATCAGCCCAGCCAAGGTTGGTCCCGGCGCACCTCATGCGGAGGGCTCGCAGTGAACGGCCACACGCTCGCCCTCGCCATCATTGGCGCAGGTATCGCGTTCTGCGCTTTTTGCGGCGTCCTCGTTTGGTTGCTCGCCCGTGCGGGCGCCATCGTCGACCAGATGCGCCGCGAAGAGGCCGAGGCGTGGTCGGATGACGACAGCGAGTGGCTTGGTGTTACTCATTATGGGGATCGGAATACATGACCAGCCGCAACGATTCAGCGGGAAGCTCTTCGATCGTCGCCCGCGATCGCGTGATTGACTGCATTCGCCGCGAACTGCGCGTCACCGTCGCCGTCGAGAAGCGGATGACGGTCGAGCAGATCAGCCAGGCCAGCGGCGTGGCCGTCCGCGCGATCCGCACGTATATGGAAAACGACCCGACCGAGGCGCGCGAGCCGCCGACGTCGAACATGCTGTCGATCGCCGTGGTTCTCGGCGAGCGCGCGGTCAACGCCGTGCTGGCGCTGGTTGGATATGGCGGGGCGATTCCCCTCGATGAGCCGGTCGACGAGCAGCCCATGGCGCTGGTCGCGGACGCCATGTGTGAGGTCGGCATCATCGCCCAGGCCGCCGCCCGCGGCAAAGGCCGGGTGAACCATCAGGATCAGCGCATGGTCGCCGAGGCGGCCGACAAGATCATCCACGACATGTTGCCGCTGTCGAGCGCGAGACACGCGGAATGAGGTTTTAAGGCCAGCCCCAAGCTGGCGGGGAGTGCAATATGGACATGATTAACAACGTCGGGGCCGCGATGGCGTCCCTGACGAACGGCACCGGCTTGTTTATCCTCGGGGAGGTGGTCGCCACGGTCGCGATTGCGCCCTTGGTGGCCTACGCCCTCAACGGCTGGCGTCGTGAGGCCCGCGACCAACTGCAGACCATGCGGCACCTGTCCGCCGCACTCGACCACATCATCGAGCTCCAGCCCCTCGCCGAGATCGGCCGCAAACGCCCGGCACAGTGGCGCGCGAACAACGCGAAGCGGTCGGCGAAGTGACGGAGCGGCGCACCTGTCCCTGCGGCGCACCGATCGGCCCGAAGAATGTGTCGGGCACGTGCCGGCCATGCACTGCCGCAAGGATCTTCAACGACCCGGTCAACCGCGCGCGGAACCGCGAGAAGGTCGCCGCGACGATCCGCAGCCCGGCCGGCCGGGCGTTGAAGAGCCAGATCGCGCTGCAGCGCCACGCCGATCGCCGCGACGACCCTGCCTGGCAGGCGATCCTGTCCGCATCGGGCAAGCGGCTCCGCGCCGCCTATGACGCCGACCCCGAAGCCCAGGCAAGGCGCAAGGCCGGCGCGTCAGCCGCACTACACGCTTATGCCGAACGTCGCATGGGCTGGTGCCCGGAAGAACGCCGGGACGAATATCGCCGGCTGCGCAAGGCACTCGGTGCCGCCAAGGCGCGCGCGTCGATCGAGGAGGACATGCGCCGGAAGGCGGCGGCACAGCCGCGCGCACCCGGTGCGCCGCGCATGTCATTCGCCGAGCAACAGGCCCGCGTTGCGGCTGGTGCGGGCCTTGTCGCCAAGGTCCAGGTCCGTCGACCTGACCCGACGATGACGCTCGGCGGCGTTGCGAGTGCTGCGCTGTGAGCCAGAACCGCTCCACAGCGGTGATGCAGCAGCGCCACGAGGCGCACGATTCGCTCGACGACTTCCCGACGCCGCCCTGGGCGACGAGAGCGCTATGCGAATGGCTCGAGTGCAACGAAAGCCAACCGCTTGCGCTGTTCACCTGCCGAGAGCCTGCAGCGAACCGCGGGCACATGGCGAAGCCGCTTGGCGAGTATTTCGCGAGCGTCGAAGCGTCTGACATTCACGACTACGGCGCCGGGTATCCGCAGAACGACTATCTGTTCGGCCCTCTGCCGGAGCCGGTCGACTGGACGATCACCAACCCGCCATTCCGTCTCGCCGAGCAGTTCATCGCCCGCATGACCGAGACCAGTCGGCAGGGCTGCGCCGTTATCGTTCGTGCTGCGTTCCTCGAAAGCGTCGGCCGATTCGAGCGCCTGTTCAACGTCAATCCGCCCAGCCACGTCCTGCAGTTCACCGAGCGCGTGGTCATGCACAAGGGCCGGCTCGCTCCCGAGGGGTCGACGGCCACGGCGTACGCCTGGCCGGTCTGGATGGGCAGCACCGAGACCCGGCTGCACTGGATCGGACCATGCCGGAAGAAGCTTGAGCGCGTCGGCGACTATCCGGAGGCGGCCGCATGAAGCGCCTCATCGCCTGGTTCCACAAACAGATCGAGCGGCGCCGCTTGGCTCGGGAGATGGAGATCACCCTCGCCGCCCGCCGTCGCGGCCGAGCAAAGCGCCAAGCCGCTGCCCGCAAGGCAGCAGAAACCCGATTTCAGCATCACATGGAAGGATTGAGAAGATGAGCGAGAGCATTGCGGCGGACACCCTCAGGCTTTTCATCGAGCGGATCGAACGCTTGTCCGAGGAGCGTGACGCGATCGCGGCCGATATCCGCGAAGTCTACGCCGAGGCAAAGGCAAATGGCTACGATATCAAAACGATGCGCACGTGCGTGAAGCTGCGCAAAATGGAGAAGCATCACCGCGACGAAGCCGAGATGTTGCTCGACACGTACAAGGCCGCGCTTGGGCTCGACTATTCCTCGACCCCACTCGGCGAAAGTACCGTGCGCCGCGCCATGGAGCGGACGGTCGACGCCGTGAACGCCGGCGCGCTCGGGCCCGGCGTCACGGCGGAAATCCGGCATGCTGCCGATCGCGAGGCGCCGCCCGTCGACGACCAGGCGCTCTACGATAGCGCGGTCAAGCTCGTCGCCGAGCATTGCAAGGCCTCGACGTCGTGGCTGCAGCGCCAGTTGCGCGTGGGCTACAACAGCGCCGCCCGGCTAGTCGAGCGCATGGAGCGCGAGGGGCTGATTTCGAAGCCGAACCATATCGGCGCGCGAGAAGTGCTGCCCGAGGCGGGCGCCGCCGCCCGGCTTGAGATGGCGCACGCGTGATGGCTACCCCAACCCTCGCCAACACCATTGCGGATGACCTTGCTCGCAAGTGCGGGGAGGACGTCGCCGCGCTGATGCATCGCGCCTTCAAGCTCTGCGACAGCCAGGGCGCGTGCGTGATGGCGGCCGTCACTGGCGCGTCCATGGCCATGGCCCAGGTCACCGGCGTCCTATTGGCCGGCCAGAACGAGCCGGTCGACGCTGCTGCGCTAGACGCGATCTGGAAGGACTTGATCCGCCCGCTTGCGCTGACGGCGATCGGCGACCGCGGGCCTTTCGTCGCAATGCTGGCAGAAGTTGCTGCCAAGCCGGCGCGCATTGCCGAGGCCGCACGGTGACCGGCGGGCGCATCACTGCCGCGGATGTGAAGGCTGCGATAAAGCGGAAATTCTGCGCTCCCGAATGGGCGACCTTCTACGAGGTGGCCGAGGGCACGGGCGCGGCCGGCGGACGCTATGCCGATGCGATCGCCATGAACCTGTGGCCATCGCGCGGGTGCGAACTCCACGGCTTCGAGGTGAAGGTCAGCCGATCCGACTGGCTGAATGAACTGAAGCAGCCCGATAAGTCGGCGCCGATCCAGCGGTTCACCGATCGCTGGTGGATCGTTACGCCGCCGGACATCATCCGCGACGGGGAATTGCCGCCGACCTGGGGCCACTACATCGTCAAGGGCAATGGCCTCAACGTAGCAAGGATGGCGCCAGCGCTTCCGCGCGAGAACTGGCACCCGCATTTTCTCGCCGCCGTGTTGCGCCGCGCCCACGAACATTCCGAGCGGTCGATCAGGGATGGCATCAATGCCGCCATGTCCGGCGAGCGAGCGGCGATCGAGGCGGAGATCACCAAGCGGGTCGACCAGGCGCTATCCGTTCGCCGTGAGTCCGAAGGCTCAGCGCGCAACCAGCTTGACCGCATCATGGCGGCGTGCGGGTTCGATGGCGAGCATAAGCGGTGGTTCGATGCCGACGGTTTCGGCCGCGCGGCCAAGCTCGTGCATGAACTCGGGATCGCCGGGACATATTCATCACTGGCCTCGGCTGCGGGCCAAGCGCGGGCGTTTGCTGACAAAGTCGAAGCGATCGTGCCAACGGAGGCCGCCCGGTGACCTTCCCCCGCATCGTCTACACCTATGCGCTTGAACTGATCACGGCGCGCGGGCCATTGTTCCTGCCCGATTCCGAGATTGCCGCTTATTGTGGCCTCGGCGATGTAGCGTCGTCGCGGAAGTTGCTCGCCGACCTAGCCGATCGCGGCGACATCACGATCAGGGGTGCTGGCGCCGACCGCGTCATCTCTCTTGGTCGCCAGAAGGCGCTCCCCACCCCAGCCCCGCGCCCGATCCGCTCGGTCACGAAGCCCAAGCCCTCAGAGGATGAGGTCATCACCGACGGTCTGGCGAAGATCAAGGCAGCGGTAGAGCGCGGGAAAGCGGCTGTGGCGCCAAAGCCGGTTGTCAAAACGCCCGCGAAATCGGTTTTGGTTGCGCCGGTAGCCCCGGCTCCCGTCGAGGCGCCGGCACCTCACCCCGTCATGGCCGAACTCGACCTGACCCGAGCGCCAGAGGTTCACATGGAACGTTTGCCCACATCACCAAGGCGCGCCGTCCCTCATCGCCGCGTCCCCACTCGTCATCGCCAGGTATCGTTCTGGCTGACAGGCGAACTGTTTGACCGGATGGAGGCAGAGGCGCGCGCGCTCGACATCGCGACTGGCACCTATGTCCGGCGCATCGTGGAGGGAACATCCGAACGGCCGCGCATACCGGCCAAGGTCGCATCTGCTGCGGCGCGAGCTGGCGTTCCCGTGCTTCAGTTCGCGGCTGAGATGATGGAGCGCGGCCTAACGGATCACATGGCCGACCGCGCGCGAGAGCATGGCGTTGCGCTTTTCGTCCATGGGTGCAGGGCATGAGCGGCGAGAACGTCAACCCGTTCGGCAACGGGCTCAACTTTGGCGGCGTGAAAGCAGATGCCTTTCGGTCGAAGCTGTCGCGCCTTGAAGCCGAGAACGCCCGTCGGATTCCATGCGAGCACTGTACCCTCTCCATCCTCCCTGAGGACATGCCTCGCCATCTGGCGGTGGTGCATGACGAGGAGGGAGAATGACGGACGGCCGTCGCTACGTCATGTTCAGCAGCGGCGAGGGCTCGTGGCGCGCAGCAAAGATCGATCGCGCCCGCCACCCTGACGCTGAGTTCTACCTCGTCTTCACCGACACGCTCTATGAGGATGCGGACAACTACCGCTTCCTCGTCGAAGGCGCTGCGGACGTATTCGGGCGCCAGCTGAATTGGTCGGTCTCCCCGGACGATTTCCCGGATTATCGCGTCAGCGCCGACGTGCCGATCGAGGAGTATCGGGGAAACGCCGAATGGCGTGCCTGCCTTGCAGACCTTCGCGCGCGCGCCATGGAGGCCATTCCCGAACTGATATGGCTCGTGGAAGGGCGCGACCCATGGGAAATTTTCCGGGACCGCAAGTTCCTCGGCAACAACCAGGTCGACCTCTGCTCACGCATCGCGAAGCGCGAGGCAGCGGACGCATGGCGCATCGGAAACTGTCACCGTGTTAGCGAACTGTTCGGCGCGCCTGATCATTTCGCCGTCGGCATCGGGTTCGATGAGCGGCATCGGTTCGACGACGGCGCCGGCGGGGGCATTGGCCCGCGCAACCTGCTCGACGGTTGGATCTACCACGCGCCGCTGATCGATGCGGAGATCGCGGTGAACCTCGGCGGCACCGAATTCCTCGAACTGTTGATGTCGCCGATCGAGACGTTTGGTCTGCGCTCCCCGCGCCTATACGGGCTCGGCTATCGGCACAGCAACTGTGGCGGCATGTGCGTCCGCGCCGGGCAGGCGCACTGGGCGAACCGCTACCGCGTCCAGCCCGATCGGTTTTCCTACGACGCCATGATGGAGCGCAAGCTTATCGCCTACCTGGGTGGCAACGTGTCCATGCTAAGCGACCGCCGCGGCGGCGATGGCAAGAAGCCCCTGACGCTCGACGCCTTCGCGCAGCAGCTACGCGCCATGCCGGGAGCGACGTTCGAATACGCCGCGGGCGAGAGCGGCTGCGGCTGTATGGGTGCCGCAGCATGAGCCTGACCGCCGCGGCTTTGCGCCTGATGGCCGACAAAGGCCTATCAGCATCGGATATCGCTGAGATAGCTGAAGCGCTCGAAGTGCGCCGCGACCCGACTGCGGCGGCACGTCAGCAACGCCGTCGGGATGCACTTAAGGCAGAGGCGCAGGCCGCTACCGTCACGCGTGACGTCACGCGTGACGTTGACCGTGACGAACCCGCCCCCTCTCCCTCTCCCCTTCTTTCTCCCCAAACCCCTCAAATAACCCCACTCCCGCTCCCCCACCCGGATGTGAATCACGCGACCGCACGTGAGGCCGGTCCGAAGCTCCGCTGGCCGAAGTCGATGCCGCCCCCTCCCGGGGTGTCTGGCGAGCAGTGGTCTGGGTTTATCGATCACCGGAAGGCGAAGCGGAACCCGCTCGCTGACCGAGCCTATCACCTGCTCATCGGCAAGCTGGCGAGGGAAGCGACCGACGAGTGGCCGCCCGGCCGGATCATCGACACGATAATCGAACGGGGCTGGCTTAGCTTCGAGACGAAATGGCTCACCAAGATTTCGGAAAACGCCAATGGCCAACGACATCGCGACGACCGACCCAGCGGCTGGGCAGCTCGCCCAGGCATGGAGGGTGTTGAGCCTGCATCCCTCGACGACGAGGGAGCTGGCTATCAAGCTCGGCAATGACGCACCGATGTGCCTCGACGCAGCTATCGCCAAGGTCGAGCACGATTTGCGACCCGTTCCGACTGGGCCAGCCCGAAAGGAATGGGAAACCGCCCTCGACGAGCGCCTACGCCGCCTGGCCGTAAAGGCGCTCCCAACCGCTCGCCCCGGCGAAACGATCGAATGGCGCAAAGCGATGTGGGAAGCGCTGAGCGACCTGCCGGCGATGATCTCGCTCACCGCAACGAAGCGCGCGATTCATCGCGCATATCGCTTCATCGGCGACATCGAGCCGGCGATCCGGGAGATCGCCGTGGAACTGCTCGCCGAGCGCAATACGCTGATGCTGGCGCTGCGTCGTCATCGGACCGAGATCGAGCGCGCGTTGAACCCCCCGGCCGCCCTGCCGCCGGCGGGGGATGAGCGGGCGCCGACCGATGACGAGATCCGCGCCATGGCGAAGCTGCCTTCCTGGCCGGACCTCAAGGCCATGGGGCTGAAGCTGGGCAGTTTCGCGGAAGAGGATTTGCGCCGCGCGCTTCATGGCGACGTTACGACCGAGGCTGAAGCCGCATGAACGCCACGACCCCATATCTCGGTGAGCGCGCAAAGCTTGCCGTCGAGTATCTCAACAGCTGCTACCTCAACACCACCCCCATCGTAGCGTTCGGCGAGGGGTGCTGGAAGGTCACCCGACCCAAAACGCAGTGGGACGTCGCCATGGGCGGATCGCAGCCCTGGATCAGGAGCGACCAGGAAGTGATCGACAGCGCGATTTACGAGGCGGGGTCGATAGAAGAGTTCGAGGCGTTCATCGCCCGCCGCACCGCCGGCCTCGTCGCATGAGCGCCGTCGACATTCCCCCATCGACCAGCATCAAGGTCCGCATCGTGTCGTTCGTGCGCGCCTTTATACTGGCGCACGACGTGTCGCCGAGCCTCAACGAGATCGCCCTGCATGTCGGGTCGACCAAGCCGCGCGTGAGCCGCGCACTCGACGAACTGGTCGCCGCGGGCCGATTGGTGCGAAGGAAGCGCTGCCCGCGCGGCCTGTCGTTCCCCGGCGACATCGACCGGGCCGTGTCGATCCTTCGGCGCGAGGGCTGGAATATCGATGGCGAGCTCCGCCGCGCAATCTCTCCCCGCGTTACGAAATAGCAACTATGCGAGCCCTGATCATCACGGCACAGATAGGGAACGACGCCCCGGGGTGTGGCGTCCGGGGAGCCCTGATGATGCATAGCCCTATCGATGTCCCATCGTCCCGCTGGTGCATTCTTCGCACCTCAGGCGGGAAGACGCTCGATCTCGCGACATCGCTGTGTGCTGCAGGCCTGGAAGCATGGACGCCGCGGCGCATCACAAAGCAGCCAAAGCGCGGCGTGAAAATCAGGAAGGGCGAACGTCGTCCCATGGTCGAGGTGGCGTCACCGATCCTGCCGACGTTCGTTTTCGCCCGGGGCCACCTTCTTCCCGAACTGGCGACATTGGTCGGCGCCGAGTCCCGCGAACATCCGGCCTTTTCGATCTTCCACTTCGCTGGCCGAGTGCCGCTGGTCAGCGATCGCGATGTCGCGGGCCTCCAGGAGGAGGAGCGCCGGGCCATCGAATTGCTTGAGCGGCTGCGCGAATGTGAAACCCGGGAAGAGCGCCGACGCGAACGGATTGCGCTGATGCAGACCGAGCGAGCGCGGCGCAAGGCGCTGCGCACCATCCGCGCTGACTTCACGCCAGGGCAACAGGTAGTCGTGCGGGAGAGCTCGTCGATGGCGGGCATGACCGGCGTTATCGAGAGCAGCAACGGCACCGCAGCGAAAGTGTCGTTCGGGGGCGGATTCGCTTGGACGATAGAGGCTTGGCAGTTGTCTCCGTTTGATGTAAACAGCGCAGCTATCGCCGCATGAGCGGCTCTCGACGCTGTCGATTGGCGGGCAATGTTCCCGCGGGCACCGTCGCAAAAGGCCCGCGTCAGTGGGCTATTTTAGTTTCTGAAATACGGGACACGGGCCATGGCTCAGGCAACGCAGGTTATGCGCGGCGATCGGCTGCGTCGCCTTGCCGACGAGCTCTATACGCTCGCCGAGGCCGTCGACCAGCCGTCGCACTCGATCACCCGCGCCAATACGCTGATCGCTGAGGGCGAACGTATCGCCAAGGCTGTATGGACCGCCTTTCGTGGACAGTAACCGCCCTCGCCTGCCGACCTTGGGCAACCGCCTAGCTACGGCTGACATGCGCCGCGTAGGCGTGCCACCGAAGAAGGCGCTGCCGATCTATAGCACCCCTGAGTTCAAGGCCTGGCGCGAAGCGGTGATCGCGCGCGCTGGCCGGCAGTGCGAAGAGGCTGCCAACGGCAAGCGCTGCACGAAGGCTGAGCCCCGCCATCGCATGTTCGCTGACCACAAGGTCGAAGTGCGCGATGGCGGCTCGCTGTACGATGTAGACAATGGCAAGTGCCTTTGCGGCTCCCACCACGGTGCGAAGACAGCCAAGGCCCGCGCTGCACGACGCTGACACGCTGCGAGAGCCACGATGCGCAATAATATTGCGCTCACAAGCAACAAACGAGCAAGGCTCGCCGGCAAGGACCGTGCCAACCCCTAGGGGGTTCGCGGCCCGCCGGCGAGCCTTTCCGTCTACCGCATTGGTCCACACGCGCAGATTTTTTCTGTCCCACATTTTCCCGGCGCTCAATTTGCGAGGGTGACTGAAAATAATTCGGGGGCTCTGACCCATGGCAAAAGCCGGCCGACCAACGAAGGCCCCGACGAAGGCGGACCGCAAGAAAGTGACGGAATTACTGGCGGATAAGGCTCCGATCAGTGACCTCGCGAAGCTGTTCGGCTACTCGCTGCCGACCTTCAGGAAATATTTTCGGGAGGAGATTTTTTCCGCCAAGAAATCGCGTGAGGCGGAAACGCCAGCCCGCAAGGTCACCGATGAGCAGCGCGAGAAGGTCAAGCGGTACGTCGGCTGCAAGATGCCGCTGCAACAGGTTGCCTATGTGCTGGGCTATGAGGCCGAAGCGGATTTCGAAACCTTCAGGTCTGATTTTCGCAGGGAGATCGAGATCGGCAGCGCGGTCTACCGGGCGAAGGTCCTCGACCAGCTGGACGTCCAGATGCGCGCCGGCACCGTCGGGGCGACGAATAAGCTCGAGGCACTGACCCAGGCCGTCGATGCGGGCGAAGGTGGCCCGGCGCTCGGTGCCGCATATGTTGGCAAGAAGGCCGCCGCGAAGGCCGACGCCGAGGCAGTCGTCACCCAGGGCAGCAAGTTCGCTCCGCGCGCCGCGCCGCGCCTGGCGACCGCCAACGGCAAGCCGGTCAAGGCCGGCTGATGGAGTGGTCGACCGCCTGCCCCGACTGGAAGGAAAGAATCATCGCTCGCCGGTCGCTGATGCCGTGCGAGCCGCTGTTCCCGGAGGAGGCTGAGGCCGGGCTGGCGATCTTCAAGGATCTGCCGATCGTCGACATGATCGGCAAGCCGACCTTCGGCGATGTCGGGCGCGACTGGACCTTCGATCTGCCGCGCGCCGTGTTTGGGTCGTACAACCCGGAGACGGGGCGCCGCGAGATCAACAAGTTCTTCGAGCTGATCGCGAAGAAGAACACGAAGTCGACCCGCGCCGCGGGCATCATGCTCACCGAGTTGATGCGCAACGAGCGCCACTCTGCTCAATATACGATTATCGCGCCGACGATCGAGGTCGCGAAGAACTCGGCCGAGCCGGCGATGGACTTCGTCGCCGAGCACCCCGAGCTCAAGCGGATACTGAAGCCGGTCGCACACCAGCGGCTGATCGAGCACCGCTTCACCGGCGCGCAGCTGAAGATCCTCGCTGCGGACTCCGAGACGGTCGCGGGCGGCAAGTCGACCGGCGTCCTGTTCGACGAGCTCTGGCTGTTCGGCAAGCGCCCGAATGCCAGGAACATGATGCGGGAGGCCATGGGTGGTCTCAAGAGCAGGCCCGAGGGCTTCGTCATCGCGTTGACGACGCAGGCGGACGATCCGCCCGAGGGCGTGTTTCTCGAATGGCTTCAACGCTTCCGGGATATCCGCGACGGCAAAATCGTCGTGCCGCGGTCGATGGGCTTTCTCTACGAATTCCCGCCGGAGATGGTGAAGTCCGAGGCCTATAAGGACCCGAAGAACTTCTACATCCCGAACCCGAACCTGGGCGCCTCCGTCGATGAGCAGTCGCTGCTCGACGATTATGAGGAAGCGAAGCGCGAAGGCCAGAAGTCGCTCGTCGGGTTTTTCGCCAAGTCGCTCAATATCGAGCCGGGCATGGGTGCCCGCTCAGATAACTGGGCCGGTGTCGAATTCTGGAAGCGCCAGGCCGATCCGGCGATCACGCTCGACGCTATAATCGAGCGCAGCGAAGTGATTATCGTCGGCCTCGACGGCGGCGGCCTCGACGATCTCTACGGCGTTACCGTTCTCGGTCGAGAGCCTCAGGAGATCGAGGTCGCGGCTGAGACGGCTTCGGAAGAGGACTCGCAGGACGTCGTCGGCGGGAAGAAGCGCGTCAAGCGATGGCTCTCGTGGAGCCACGCCTGGGCTTCGAAGATCGTCCTCGATCGCCGAAAAACGATTGTCGAGAAGCTCGGCGACCTTGAGCGCGCCGGCGAACTAACCCTCCTCGAAAACGGGGCGATGGTCGAAGGGGTCCCCGCTGACGTCGCCGCGATCGTGAATATCATCGTTCGCATCAAGGATGCGGGACTGCTCTGCTGCGTTGCGGTTGATCCGGCTGGTCTCGGTGAAATGATCGACGCCCTCGCCGACGTCGGCATCACCGTCGACAACCAGAAGCACGGCAGCGACTACGTCATCGGTGCCCCTCAGGGCTACGCGATGATGAACGCGCTGAAGACGGCTGAGCGGAAGCTGGCGAATGGCACGCTGCTCCATGCCGACCAGGCCTTGATGGACTGGTGCGTCGCGAACCTGAAGATCGAGAACACCGCAACCGCGATCCGCGCGACGAAGCAAAATGCCGGCGACGCTAAGATCGACCCCGCCATGGCGCTGTTCAACGCGGTCACGGTGATGGCGACCAACCCCGACAGCGGTCGCTCTGTCTACGAAGAGCATGACCTTCTGGTCGTGTGATCAAGGAGGTTCAGCATGGCCGACACCACGCCGAACCCGAGCCGCGCAACCCGCATCGCAGGATGGGCGGCGGACGCAGCCGCCCTCGGGGCTGCTGTCGCGATCGTCCATGGGGTCGACCTGATCTTCCGGCCGGCTGCCTTCATTATCGGCGGCCTGATGACGCTGTCCGGTGCGTGGCTCTATGCCCGGAAGGCCGCGCCGCCCGAGGACGTTGAATAATGGCGTTCCTCAGCCGCCTGGCGGCACCGTCGCTGCGCGCGAAGGCTGGATCGATCGATGACTGGTGGGCCGAATATGGCCCGACGTCGGTCAGCGCCGGCGGGATGGCCGTCACGCAGCTGACGGCGCTGCAGGTCTCGACCGTCATGGCGTGCGTGTCGATCCGCGCCGAGGATTTCGCGAAGCTCCCGCCGCACGTCTACCGGCGCCTGCCGAAGGGCGAGCGCAAGCTGCTCACCGACCATCCGCTCGAGATTGTGCTGCAGCGGCCGAACGGCTTCCAGAGCCGCTTCGAGTTCATGGAGCAGATGCAGGTCGCGCTGCTGCTCCGCGGCAATGCCTATGCGGTGATCCTGCGCGACGGTCGCGGCCGGCCCCGGTCCCTGATCCCGGTCAACCCCGACCGCGTCTGGATCTTCGAGGCGCCCGGCGGCGAGGTGTTCTACCAGGTCGCGCGGCGCGGACTCCACGAGATGGCCGTCCTCGCCAACGAGCCGATGATGATTCCGTCCGAGGACATCCTGCATGTCCGCTGGATGGCGCTCGACAATTCGCTCTATGGCGCCTCGCGGATCAGCCTGGCGCGGGAATCGATTGGGCTCGCGCTGGCGCAGCAGGAACTGTCCGGGCGCCTCGCTGCGAACAACACCAACCTCGGCGGCACGCTGAGCACCGACCAGAAGCTGACGAAGGACGCGGCCGAGCGGCTCAAGGCCGCATGGAAGGCGCGTCAGCAAGGCCTGCGCAATGCCGGCGAAACCGCCGTGCTCGAGCAGGGCCTGAAATGGACCCCGCTCGGCATGAGCGCGCGCGACGCCGAGATCGTCGCATCGCGCGGCATGCAGGTCCAGGAGATCGCCCGACTGTGGCGGATGCCGCTCTACAAGCTGGGCGTGCCCGAGGCGAAGAACACCGCCACGGTCGAACAGCTCGACCAGGAATATATGAACGGGCCGATCTCGGGCGACATTGGCCGATGGGAATCGAAGCTCTTCACCACCTTCGACCTCGCTGATGACGAGTTCGTCCAGTTCGATGTCTCCGTTCTTCTCCGCGCCGACATGAAGGCGCGCTTCGAGACGTACCGCACCGGCATCGTCGGATCGTTCATGAAGCCCAACCAGGCGCGCCAGGCCGAGGCCAAATGGGGCGGCGGGTGGGAAGACGATCCGCTCGGCGACAAGCTCTACCAGGCGACGAATATCGCCCCTCTCGGCTTCGAGCCGAGCGGCAAGGAATCCGGCCCCGGCAGCGATGTCAGCGGCGCCCCAGCCGCGGGCGGCCGCGGCGACCCCGCTGCGGTCGATGACGTCGGCGGCGACGACTGAACAAGGATCGGCGAATGAAGAAAGCTTTTCCCGGGTCCGGTCCGGAGGTCGACGCTTATTATCAGCGCTCCGGCCAGTGGATCCTTGCGACCGTGTTCGGCCGCAAGGATTCGCGCGACTGGTGCGACAAAAAGGGCGTCACGTTCACCAAGGCGCAGGCCGAGGGTATCGGCAGCGCCGGCGGTTTTCTGGTGCCGCTCGAACTTGAGAACGCGATCCTCGATCTGCGCGACAGCTACGGCGCGCTCCGGCGTCGCGCCTGTGTCTGGCCGATGGGCTCCGACACTTCGATCTTCCCGCGCCGCACGGGCGGCACCACGGCCTATTTTATCGCCGAGGGCGGCACCGCTCAGTCGACGGCCGCCGCCATGGACGGCGTCGCGCTCACCGCGAAGAAGCTCGGCGCGCTCGTCACGCTCTCCAATGAGCTCGCCGAGGATTCGATCGTCGATATCGTCGACTTCGTCGCCAACGAGATCGCCCGGACACTGGCAGCCAAGGAAGACGATTGCGGCTTCAACGGCGATGGAACGTCCGGCTTCGGCGGCATGCGCGGCATCATGCAGATCGTGCTCGACGGCGCGCATGCCGCGGCGAAGGTCACCGCGGCGGCCGGGCACAACACTTTCGCGACGCTCGATGGCACCGACCTTTCCCTGCTGATGACCAAGGTCCGCGCTTCCGCGATGGCGCGCGCGGCGTGGTTCGTCAGTGTGACCGGCTTCGCGCAGACCTTCGCCCGCCTCGCGGCCGGTGCCGGCGGCGGCTACCTCTATACCGGCGAAGTCGACGGCATCCCGACCCCGTATTTCAACGGCTTCCCGATCATCATGTCGCAGAAGCTGCCCCAGGTCGCGACCACGCTGACCGGGCAAGGCATGCTGGCGTTCGGCGACTTGTACGCCGCGACGGTGCTGGGCCAGCGGCGTGGCCTGACGATCGCGCGCAGCGATCACCGCTATCTCGACACCGACCAGCTGGGGCTGCTCTGCACGGAGCGGTTCGATGCAGTTGCCCATGACCTCGGCGATGCCACCACGCCCGGCAGCGTTGCCGTGCTGGTCGCCCCATAAGGAGCCGCGGTGATGCCGATGAACCTTCTCTCCGCCGATGATTTCCGCGCTGCTGCCAAGGATGGCGGACAGGCCGATGGCATGATCTTCCGCTTCTCGACGGGCGACGCCCAGGAAGTCGAAGGCGCGGCGCGCACCAAGCGCTTCGTGTTCAGCGACGCGACCGTCGACCATTCGAAGGACTCGATCGATCCCAAGGGCTGGGGCCTGTCGATCTTCAACAAGAACCCGGTCGCGCTGTTCAGCCACATGTCGTGGGAGCCGCCAATCGGCCGCGCATCGAACGTCTCGGTGATCAATGATCAACTGGTTGGCGACATCGAATTCGCTTCGGCGGAAGTCTATCCGTTGGCCGACACGATCTTCCGCTTGGTCGACGCCGGTTTCCTTCGCGCCGTCTCGGTCGGCTTCATGCCCAAGGAATGGGCATGGAGCACCGACAAAGAGCGGCCATACGGAATAAACTTTACAAAACAAGAGCTTCTGGAAATTTCCTGCTGCTCAATTCCGGCCAATCCCTCGGCTCTGATCGAGGCCCGCAGCATGGGCATCAATACCGCACCGCTCATGGATTGGGCGGAGAAGGTGCTCGACAGCGGCGACACGGTGTTCCTGCCGCGCAAGGATCTCGAAGCGCTGCGCAGCCAGGCGAAGAGTGGCTCCGAGCCGCGGTTCTATATCCAGGCCACCAAGGCGATTTCCGCAGACGCGGCCAAGCGCGTTCGGGATGTCGTGAAGGCCTGGGCGAAGAACCCGGACGAGGTGCTGGTGCTCGATCAGGGCCTCACGTTGCGCACGGTGGGCGACGATTCCGCCCCCGATAACGCGCTGTCGCCGCCCGACGAGGTCGTGCCGCCCAGCGAGGTCGACGCGAACGTCCAGAACAAGGCCGGGCGCAAGCTCTCCGCCGCGACCAAGACGGCGCTCGGCAAAGCGCTCGATCATCTCGAGCAGATGGGCAAGTGCATCAAGGACCTGATGGACGACGACGCCGAGGAAGAGCCTGGCGACGAGGATGACGATCAGGTGATCGAGCTGGCCGCGCCCCCGGTCGAGGTGCCCATCAACCTGACCCCCGAAGAGCGGCGCCTGAAAGAGGCGCGCGAGCTTCGCGCGACCCTCCCGCCGATCGGCTGATCGGCAATCATTTTAGAATTCGCCGCGAGGCGAACGCCCCATCCGGCCTTGGGCAAGCCGCACCGCGACCGCCGCGATGGCGACCGCATTCCCACAGATGGAGCCCCCACATGGCTAAGAAGCATGAGCTTCGGCAGGCGCTGAGCAAGGCTGTCGATGAACTGGAACTGATGGCCGGCAAGTCCGAGGCCGACGGTTTTAAGGAGGACGTCTATGACGCCTTGAAAGAAAAGATCGCCGATCTGCAGAAGCAGCTCGCGCGCGTCGAGGAGGCCGAGAAGGTTGCCGCGAACCTCGCCACGCCGGTCGCGGGCCAGGAGCGCATGACCCCGGCCGCCCCGGCAAGCGCCCATAAATTCTATGGGCAGCTGAAGCACTTCAAGGATCAGGAGGTCGCTGGCCAGACCGTCCGCGCGGTCGACCAGGCTTACACCGCGGGTATGTGGTTCAAGGCGACGATGTTCGACAACGCCGAGGCCAAGGACTGGTGTAAGTCGCGCGGCATCGCGGTCGAGAAGGCCCAGGGCGAGAACGTCAACTCGGCGGGCGGCTTCCTCGTCCCCGAGGAACTGCTCGCGAACATCATCGTGCTTCGCGAAGAGTTCGGCGTGTTCCGCCAGGAATGTCAGGTCGTGCCGATGGGCAGCGACACGCTGAACTGGCCGCGCCGCGTCGGCGGGCTCACCGCCTCGTTCACCGCCGAGAATTCGGCCGTCGCCGAGTCTCAGGCGATCTGGGACAACATCAACCTGACCGCGAAAAAGCTCGGTGCGCTCACCCGCATGTCGAATGAAATCGCGGAAGACGCCGTCATCTCTGTCGCGGACTGGCTTGTTGGCGAAATCGCCTATGCGTTCGCCGCGAAGGAGGACGATTGCGGCTTCAACGGTGATGGCTCGTCCGGGTTCGGCGGCATCCGAGGCCTGTCGTTCCTGTTCCAGGACGGCAACCACACCGCTGGCCAGTTCCAGGTGTCGTCGGCGACATGGGGTGCGATGACCCAGGACGATCTCTTCGGGGTTATGGGGATGCTGCCGCAATATGCCCTCGCGGGTGCGAAGTGGTATATGTCGCAGCAGGCGTTCTACGGCATCGTCGCGCGGCTCAAGGCGAAGGCCGGTGGCAACACGATCGACATTCTGGAAAACCCGATCGCGCCGCGCCTCGCCGGGTTCCCGGTCAAGTTCGCCCAGAAGCTGCCGGTCGCGACGCCGGGCTCCGGCAAGCCGATGTTCTATTTCGGCGATCTCGCCAAGGCTTCGGCCCTCGGCGAGCGCCGCGGTGTGACGATCAAGCGGTCCGATCATCGCTATTTCGAGAACGACCAGATCGGCCTGCTCGGCACCGAGCGCTTCGACATCAACAACCACGACCTTGGTGACAATACCGTTGCCGGGCCACTGGTCGCCGCGAAGTCGCCGTAACGGCCGCCCTCACCTTCCCAGACAACCGTTTTTGACGGAGAATTTCCATGTTTCCTCAACTGAAGACCATTGTCGCGGTGAACGGCGTCTCGAAGACGAACGGCGCCACCGCATCCGGCATCATCGACACGATGGGCTACGACTTCGCCACGATCGACGTCATCGCGTCGACCGCGGACGTCGTGTCCAACGTTCCGACCGTCCTGAAGCTTCAGGAGGCCGATGTCACGAACGCCTCGTCGTTCGCCGACATCGTCGGCTTCCGGGGCGGCACCGACTTCACGATCCCCAACGCCAACACTGCGGCGACGGCGGTCGTGCAGAACAACTACAAGTTCAACGTCGATCTGCGGGCGCGCAAGCGCTACATCCAGCCGGTCTATAGCCCGCAGACCACCCAGACGGTGACGGTGCTGGCCAACCTGGGCCGGGGCGAGCAGGCCCCGATCACGGCGGCCAAGGCTAACGCCATGACGCTGGCGGAGGCCTGAGCCGTGGCGAGGGCCACCAACGTCGACGCGCTGCGCAAGGCCGTAGCGGACGCTTACGAGGCGTACGCCCAGGCCGCTGCTAAGCTGGACGAAGCCGAGGCGCAGGCGGGGGATGAACCCGCTGCCGAGCCTGCGGCGGAGCCCGCAGCCGAATAACCGAATCCGGGCCGACACCCGGACGAAATGTCAGCGCGCTGACAGGCGGGGCTCGGTGTCGGCCGGGCTCCGCCACCCCTCCCGACAGAGGTCTCCGACACATGAAGTACGAATTTTTCGTCGAGCGCTCGCGCGCTGGCGGCTCAGTCCGTTTAGCGATCTGCGTGAAGGATGAGGGCGGAGGCCCGAGCCAGCGCGGGTTCGTCCAGCCATTCACAATCAAAACCTTCCCGCCCGGAGAGATTCCGCCAGAGGACGAGGTTTTTGTCATGTCCCGCGAGCTTTGGAATGGCGGTGACCACGACGTCCGCGCGTTCCTCCAGGCCGCCGCAGATGCCGCGTGGGACGAGGGCATTCGCCCATCACAGGCGAAGGACCTGGCCGGCGAGATTTCAGCGGTTCGTTATCATCTGGAAGACATGCGGACCCTCGCGCTCCGCACGCCGGAGAGCGCAAAGTGAGCGCACTTCGCCTCGACCTCGGCGCCGGCGCCGTTTCGCCCGATGGCTTTACGCCGATGGGTAACGCGCACGGCTCCGCCATCTATCCGCTCCCGCATGCTGACGGCACCGTCGAAGCTATCCGGGCGTCACATGTGCTCGAGCACTACCCTTCCGGCGAGATCGCCGCGGTGCTGGCCGATTGGACCCGAGTCCTGAGGCCAGGCGGCACCCTGAGCGTCGCCGTCCCTGACTTTGCGAAGATCGCCGAAAACTATCTCGCTGGCGCGCGCCAGCCGACCGAGGGCTACATCATGGGCGGCCAGTCGGCCCCCGACGACTTTCACAAGGCCTTGTTCGACGAAGAGCAGTTGAATCGCGCGATGGCGCAGGCTGGGCTGATGCTCATCCGCCCATGGCAATCTGAACTCGCCGACTGCGCCGCACTGCCGATCTCGCTCAACCTGGTCGGGACGAAGCCGCACCGATCCGAGATTTCCGTGTCGGCCGTCATGTCCGTGCCACGGCTCGGCTTCATGGATAACATGTTCGCGAGCATTGAGGCGCTGCCGCGGCTGAACATCAAGCTTCGCCGCTGCACCGGCGCCTTCTGGGGCCAGTGCCTCGAGCGTGCGATCGAGGAAGCTATTCGTGAGGACGCGCCCGATGCGATCCTGACGCTCGACTATGACTCGGTGTTCACCGCCCGGGACGTCTCGCTGCTGATGCAGCTGATGTGCTGCTATCCGGAGGCCGACGCGATCGCCGCGGTCCAGGCGGGGCGGGGCACGGTCAGTGGCCGGCTGTTCACGATCCGGGCCGCAGGCGGCGCCAATGCCGTCGGTGTGCCGATCGACACATTTGCCGGAGATCTCGCGCGCGTATCGACCGCTCATTTCGGCCTGACGCTGATCCGCGCCGAGAAGCTCCGCGCGCTGCCCAAGCCGTGGTTCCATGATGTGCCCGCACCCGATGGCTCGTGGAACGAAGGCCGCACCGATGGTGACATCGCCTTCTGGCGGGACTGGGAAGCAGCCGGGAACGCCCTGCACCTCGCGAACCGGGTGCCGATCGGCCACCTCGAATTGATGGTGCTTTGGCCGGCCGAGCTCGGACCCGAGACAGCGCCCGTCATCCAATCGGTCGGCGAGTGGCGCGAAAGCGGGAGGCCTGATGCGTCATGGCAATGAGCACTGAGGTCGTCACGACCATCCTGGCACCAGCGGCCAGCTACGATCTGACGACCCTCGCCATCGCCAAAAGCGAGTTGGGAATCACGGCGACGACCGATGACGCGTGGATTTCGCGGGTGATCAGCCAGATTTCGAAGACGGTGATGAACGCGACCAACCGCGTGTTCGCGCCGGAACATATCGAAGACCAGTTCTATATCGCGCGGACCCGCAACCACGTCCCGGCAGGGCTGTGGACGATCCAGCTGAGCCGCTGGCCGGTGATCTCGGTCACCCTGGTTGAACAGGCATCCTATAATGCCGAGACGGTCACCGTACTGGTCGAGAATGCTGACTTCCAGGTCAACTATGAGACCGGAACGCTGGTCCGGCTGGATTCCTCGACCGGGCGCATGATGGCTTGGGCGGCGCTGCCGCTGACGGTCAGCTATGTCGCCGGGTTCGGCACGTCGGTGGTCGAGAGCCGTCCGGTGCCCGCCACGGGACCTTATACGGTGACCGTTGCGGGCGCTGCGACCTTCTCGTGCGACCAGAGCGTGAAGCGGGCCAGCGGCGTCACGCTCACCCGCGTCGCGGCGAGCCCGGCCGTGGGGCAATATACCGCGGTCGCGGGCATCTATACCTTCAATGCTGCCGATGCGAGCGCGGCGCTGACCTTCACCTATGCGACGCAGAACGTGCCGGACGACATCGAAGAGGCCTGTCTCAGGCTCGTCGTCGGGCGGCATAAAGCGAAGGGCCGCGACCCGTCGCTGATCCAGCGCGAAACCCCCGGAGTCGGGACGGAGCGCTTTTGGTTTGGCGGCGCGCCGGGTCAGTCGGGCGCGCTACCGCCCGATATCGACGCGATGCTGCAGAATTATCACGTCCCGGTCGTCGCCTGATGGACTCGATCTGGATCGGGCTTACCGGCGATCGCCAGGCAGGCCTGCGCTTCGAAGAATTTCCCGATGCGCTCTATGAGGAACTGAGGCTGGCGATCGACAGCCTGTCGCGCGAGCTGTTCGAGCGCATCGAGGCGAAAACGCCCTCGAAGACGGGCCAACTGCGGAGCCAGGAGCGGGTCCGCGTCTTCGCCGACAAAGAGCGGATCACCGGTTACGTCGACATCGGTGACGGCACGATCAACGATCTCCGCAAGGCGGGTGCGCTGGAATACGGCGCCCACAAAGAGACCAAGGTCAAGTCGCACTCGCGCAAGCTCGACCACGTCTTTGATCGAGCCCTGTCGGCGCCGATGGACGTCATTGTCGAGGCATATTCACGCACGCCGAACATTTCGGCGCACCGTTTTGAGCGCGGCCCGCTCGCTGCGATGCGCGGTGAGATCGTCGAGCGCCTCAATGCCGTTGTCGAAAAGGCCGTGGCAGGAGCGAACGAATGAGCGCCGATTTCGAGGCCGTCATGGAGGCGCTGCTCACGCACATCGCCGCGGCGGTGCCGAGCTTCGTCAGTACGGGACGCCGGGTCATCCACTGGACCCAGTGCGCCAATCAGCCCGCGCTGTTCCTTCGCCGGACCGGCATGTCCGACCACCACACCGGCAGCATGCCCATCATCACGATGGAGTGCGAGATCTGGATTTACTGCAACGCCGGGCAGAATCTGGACGTCGCGCCCGATGCTGCGCTGACGGGCCTCGAGAAAGAGGTTCGCGCCTGCTTGTCGCCGGACGACCAGAACCGCTTCACGATCGGCGGTCTCGTCTATTGGTGCCGCATCGAGGGGAAGAGCGACATCTCGCCCGGCGATCAAGGTCCCCAGGCAATCGCCCGGATCCCCGTTCGCATCACCCTGCCCTGATCCAATTCACTGGAGAATATCATGCGATATTCAGCGCCCGCTGACGTGTCCGGCATCAACCTTTCGACCGGCCCTCTCACTGTCGTCGATGGCTTTGTCGATGTCCCGGACGACGCGTCCGAGGGCGATCTGGGCGGCCTTGCTGTTTATGGCTTCGCCCCCGCGCCAGATGGCGCGCCGCGCCGCGCGGGTAAGGCGCCAACGGCTAACGCCGCGCCGCCGACCGATGCCCCGGCCGTGTCGCCCGCAGACTGATCCCCGGCCACACGGCCGCCCCTGCCCTCGGAGGATTCCGACGGTTTCTCTTTGAAAGAAGGAATGTTCCATGGCCGCAAATGACACCTATTCGTTCGGCAGCGGTTCGCTCTGGACGACGCAGCTCACTGATTACACCGGCGCCGCCGTTGCTCTGCCGACGCCGATCCTGATCGGCACGCTGCAGGACGTCAGCGTCGATTTCTCGTGGGATGCCAAGCCGCTGCACGGCCAGAACATGGCCGCGGTAGCGTTCGGGCGCGGCAAGCTGAAGATCGAGTGTAAGGCGAAGTTCGCGCGGCTCGATGGCCTGCTGTTTCAGTCAGTCATCGTCGGCCAGCCGATCGCCAGCGGTATTGCCGGCGTCGTCTACGACACCACGGGCGCGCTGATCCCGGCCACGCCGTTCACGATTACGCCGACCGTTCCGAGCAGCGGCACCTGGTCGCGCACGCTCGCGGTCCGCGACGCATTGGGCAACCCCTACACGCAGGTCGCCAGCGCACCGGCCACGGGGCAGTTCAGCGTCACCGCCGGTGCCTATCTGTTCGCCGCGGCGGACACCGGCAAGACGGTCTATATCGACTATGTCTATACCGCGACGTCGACCACGGCGAAGAAGGCGCTGGTCGTCAATGCGCCGATGGGCGCCGCGCCGACGATGAAGGTCGATCTGCTCAACCCGCGCAGCGGCATGACCCTCGCGCTCTATGCGGCGATGGTGACGAAGTTCAGCTTCGCCACCAAGCAGGACGACTGGACGATCAACGAGGTCGACATGATGGCCTTCGCTGACTCCAGCAACAACGTCTTCCAGTTCGGGACCATTGCATAATGGCGACGCTGGCTCTTGGGGGGCGGTCTTTCGAGATCGCCCCCTACAAGCTCGGCGCGCTCCGCCGCGCTGCGCCGCACATCGACGCGATCAACGCGTCTGTCCAGGCCCTGGGCGATGGCGCGGATGGCGCTCCTGGCACCATCACCGGACTGCTCGAAAATACCGAGCACATCGTGGCTATTCTCGCGATCGGCCTGCAGAAGATCGATCCGGAACTCACCGCTGAAGCGCTGGACGACATGATAGGCCCGGAAGACATGGCCGCGCTCGGTACCGCGCTACGCGATGTCCTCGCCGAATCCGGGCTCGCCCCAAAGGGGGAAGCGAAGGCTCCCTCGGAACCGACCCAAGCGGCGGGAGCCTCGACCAGCAGCTGACAGACCTCGTCTGCAGCCTCGTGGCGGCAGGCGTGGAAGGCGGCTCGTGGGACCGGATCGAAGAATGGACGATGGCGCGCGCCGAGGCGATGAACTCGTATTGGCGACGACACGCTCCTCCGCTCCACATTACGGCGAAGGCGATCGCGCACGCCGTCGGGGTCAAATGGGACGCCGAAGCACCACCGCCAGATCCGAGCGACGAACCGCCTGCTGGCCCTTCCATCGCAGAATTGTCGGCAACCGTTCGGCCGCTGCCATGACCTGAGAAAGGCGATGCATGTCCAATAACATCGCCGTCAGCATCACAGCGGACGTCGCTGACCTTCAGGTCAAGCGCGCGGTCATGTCGGCCGAACTGAAGGCTGCAACGAAGGATCTCAATGCCTTCGCCAAAGAGGCAGCGACGTCTGGGTCGACCGAGGCGCTGCGCGAGGGCATGCTCGCCAGTGCCACGGCGGCCGAAAAGGCCAAGGCCAGCATCGCGCAGGTCAATGCCGAACTGAAGGCGATGTCGACAACAGCGGCGCCGGCAGCTGAGCATGTGGAGCACGGATTAGCCGGCATCGCCGCAAGCGCTCGCGAAATGGGTGTCCAACTGCACGAATCGGTCGCCGGGCTGCGTGAGATCCGCGAGTCACTGATCTCATTCGGTGAACTGATGATGGCCGCCTTTGCCGTGGAGGAAATCCACCGGTTCGCCGAGGCCATGGGCGAGGCGGCGGAAAAGACCTATCACGTCGCGCAGCAGCTGGGCCTGACGATGGCGCAGACCCAAGGACTGGCCGCAGCTGCGGCCGCTACCGGCATCCCGTTCGACGCCCTCACCAAGGGCATGGGCCAGATGGACCTTCGGCTCGAGAAGAACCCGAAGCTGTTCCGGGATCTCGGCATCCTGATCCCACAAAACGCGACGCAGATGCAGGTCCTGAATGCCGTGATGGACCGCTTCAACGGCATGGCCGATGGCCCGAACAAGACGGCAATCGCGATGGCGCTGATGGGCCGTGCGGGTAAAGAGCTGATCCCGTTCCTCAATGAAGGGTCGGCAGGCTTTGCCGAACTGATCGAGAAAGCCAAGGAATACGGCGCCGTCAATGAGGAGGCGGCCGGCAAGGGCGTAAAGCTGGCGGAGTCGCTCAACGAGGGCAAGCTGGCGATGCTGGGCCTCAAGATGACGCTATCGGACGCGTTCGCGCCGCTGCTCACCGAGCTGGTCGACGGGTTCAATGGCATGGTCAAGGCCATGACCGAAAGCTACAATACCGGCGGCGCGCTCAAAGTCGTGTTCGACGCCATTGGCGAGGCGTTCCACGCGGTCGGCGACATCCTCGGTGCTGTCGGCGCCGCATTCTCGGTCATGTTCAGCGGCACCGGCAGCGGCGCTGTCGATTGGGCCGCCGTCATCAAGACGGTGATCGACATAGTCGTGATGCTGTTCAAGGTGGTGATCGCCGCAGTCGTCACGCTCGTCGAGGGCTTCAAGATCGGGTTCGACGAGATGATCGGCCAGGTCATCGACTGGTATGGGCGGATTGCGACGACGTTCGAGCAGGTCGGCGAGGTCATCGATATCATGAAGGTCGAGTTTCAGATGCTCGGCCGGATCGTCGAGGATTCGCTCTCGCTGCGATGGGGGAGCATCGCGGCCGATTGGGACGCGGGCCTGGCGCAGATCGACAATGTCGTGCGCACCCGCGGCAAGCAGATCGCTGACGATGCCAGGGCCTATGCGCAGCAGGCGCAGGGGTGGTTCGCGAGCGCCGATGGCGAGCGCGATAAGCTGGCGCAGTATTGGGCGCATGCAGGCGACACGGCCGCGCCACCCAAGTCGACCGGAATCAAGTTGCCGAAGCATGGTGAAGACCCCGGCGGCGACCTTTCGACGGCCGGCGACAAGGGAAAGCATCACAAGGCAAAGGACGAGCTCGTCCAGCAACTCGAGGCGGCGCTCACCGCCAAGAAATTAGCGTGGGCCGCTGAGCAGGATGCGCGGGGAACCGCCATCGCCTTCAGTCTTCAGGTCGAAGCCGATTACTGGTCGAAAATCCTTCAGCGCACCAATCTGAGTGCGAAGGATCGCGCCGCCATCGAGACAAAATATCTTGCTGTGCACAGCCAGATCATCCGCGAAAAGTGGGCGATCGAGGAGGATGGCTACAAGCGCAGCCTGGCGGAGGCCGACAAGAACGAAGCGGCCAAGCTGCTCCTGGCGCAGAAGCATCTCGACGTCGTCGGGCATATGTTCGGCCTCGAATCGAAGGAGTATGCGGCAGCGCAGGCTGAGATCGTCAGGATCAAGCGCGACGCCGCACAGCAAATCGTCGAACTGGAACGGATCCGCCAGGAGGCGAGCGACAGGGCCAATCTCGCCGAAATCACCGCCGCGGAAAATCTCGCCAAGCAGCGCGTCGCACTCGGCGTTGAAACGAATGCGCAGCTGCTCGCGCAGGACCGGCAATTCGAGGAGCGACGGTTCCAGATCGAACTGCAGGCTGCACAGCGCAATCTCAAAGCGGTGGATCCGTCCAAAGACCCGGTGAAATATGCGCAGCTGGCGCGGCAGATCGAGACGCTGGAGCAGCAGCACCAACTCAAGTTGACGCAGATCGACCAGCAGGCGGCGCTCCAGCGCACCGCAATCCAGCGCACGGCGATAGCGTCGACCGCGCAGCTTTGGTCGTCGAACATCGCGAAGCTGATCACGCTGCAGCAGGGCTTCTCCGCCACGCTCAAAGGCCTTTACCAGGGCATGGTGCAGATTGTCTCGAACGCACTGGCGACGATCCTCGAACAATGGCTGGTCAAGCATATCTCGACGCTGCTGCTCGGGCGCGCGGCGTCCAGCGCCGCAGCCGTGGCGCAGGTCACGTCGGCGATCGGCCTGGCCGGCGCAAACGGCGTCGCGTCGTTTGCCGCAGCGCCGTGGCCGATTGATATGGGCGCGCCGGCGTTCGGCGCGTCGATGGCAGCGGCTGCCGCAGCCTTCGCCCCAGCGGCTTCGGCTGCGGGCGGCTGGTGGGACGTCCCGACCGACACGCCGACCATGATTCACGCGCGGGAAATGGTCCTACCCGCATGGGCCGCACAGCCGTTGCGCACGATGCTCGGCGGCGGCGCCGCGAACAACAATAGTCCGGCAGCGGCGAACGATGGTGGTGAACATTATCACCTGCATTTCAACGGCCCGACCGACAAGGCGTCGATCGAGAAGTGGCTGATGACGCATCAGCACGGCGTCGCGAAGGCCGCGAAGGCGGCGGCGCGCAATGGCGCGAAGGTGAACTAGCCTCTCGGCCTCACGTCTTGAAAATGAATTTGCAGTGCCGGCAAGCCGTCGGCTTCCGGCCGAGCAACAAGAACAGCAAGCCGACCGGGAATAGCGCGATCGACAGCCCGACGGCCAAGCATCCGAAACCAGCGCGCGGCGTCACCTGGCGGCAGTTCGGGCACGAAATCTTGCTCATCGCGGCATTTCCCCTGGCGCGCGACGGTACCGCCGGCGGCGGGAAAGTCCAGTGCCCGGCCGCCAATTCCATATCCGACGAGGGGAGACCGACCGCGTGCCATCTCCCTATTTGCCCACCCGCTGGTTGATCACCACCGCCGATGGCATCGACGATCCGGACGTCTTCCCCCTCCTGATCGGCCAATCGTTCCTCGTCTCGAAAAAGCCGGCATGGCAGACGGCAATCGCGACGTCGGTGTCCGGCCGCGAGCGCCGCACCAAGCAATGGTCCTACCCGCGCTGGTCGTTCAAGGTCAGCTATGAAGTCCTGAGGGATGCGATCGCCACGCCGGACCTCAATCGCCTCGTCACGTTCTTCAACCTCCATGCCGGTCGTTTCGAGCAATTCTATTTCCTGGATCCCGGCGACAATACCGTGGTCGGGCAGCAATTCGGCACGGGCGATGGCGTCACGACGGTGTTCCGCCTCACCCGGTCGGCGCTCTTTGGTGGCTCGACCTTCTCCGAGCCCGTGGGAGGTCTCACCGGCACACCGACCGTGTTCGTCAACGGGACGCCCACCACGGCGTTCACCGTCGGCCCTTATGGCGTCATCACCTTCACCAGCGCGCCTGGCGCCGCCGCAGTGCTGACCTGGACCGGCCGATTCCTCTTCGCGTGCCGCTTCGATCAGGATGACCTCGACGTCTCGCAGATGATGGCTGGCCTGTGGTCGCAGTCGGGCCTGGCGTTCATGTCGGTGAAGGCCTGAGATGAAATCAGCTTCCGCCCCCCTCATCACCCTGCTCGCGAGCGGCAATTTCCAGAAGGCGGACCTCTGGACGCTGACATTGCGCAACGGCACCGTGGTGCGCTGGTCCGGCGCCGATGTCGCGGTCTACGCCAACGGCCATAATTATGTGATGGGCCCGGCGATCGACCGAGGTGCGATCTCGGAAAAGATCGGCATCGAGGTCGCGACGCTCGAACTGACGATCAATGCGAACGCGAATGATCTGATCGCCGGCGTCCCGGTCATCCCGTTCATCATCGGGCGCGGTCTCGATGGCGCGAACGTGCGCCTCGATCGCGCCTTCATGGCGGACTGGGGCGTCCCTGCAGCTGGCACCGTCCTGCGCTTCTCCGGCCGCGTCACCTCGGTCGGCGAGATCAGCGGCTCGACCGCGCGGGTCACGGTGTCTGCCTGGACGATCCTGCTCAACGTCAACATGCCGCCGCACCTCTATCAGTCGACGTGCCTGCATAACGTCTATGACAGCGGATGCACGCTCAACCCGGCGTCGTTCTCGTCGTCGGGCACGGTGCAGGCGGGCGTGGTGGGACCGCCCGATACCCGGCCGACACAGACGACCTGGCTCTCGAACCTCACCGGGGTGCCGGACAAGTTCTCGCTCGGCCGCCTGACGTTCACGTCCGGCGCGAACAACGGCCTGGCACGATCGATCCGCACCAATGCGGGCGACGGGGCGTTCGAGATCATCAATCCGCTGCCGGTGAAGCCATCGGCCGGCGACACGTTCACCGCCTATTGGGGCTGCGATCGGACGTCGACTACCTGCTCGGGTAAGTTCAACAATCTGGCGAACTTCAAAGGTTGCGAATTCGTGCCGTCGCCAGAAACATCATTATAATGAATGACTTAGAGCGCATCAAGCGCGCGGAGATCGTCGCCGAGGCGCTGTCCTGGGAAACAACTGCATACCATTCTCACGCCTCGATCAAGGGTGTCGGAACCGATTGCGCGATGTTTCCAGCGGCTTGTTACCATGCCGTCGGCCTCGTCCCCGAGCTAAAGCCGCAATATTCGTCCGAATGGATGCTGCACCGCGACGAGGAAAAGTATCTCGAATGGGTGACGCCCTATGCGCGCGAGATCACGCGCGAGCAGCTGGCGCCCGGCGATTTCTGCATCTGGAAATTCGGCCGCGTCTATTCGCACGGCGCCATCGTCATTGAGCCGCCCGAGGTCATTCACGCGCTGATCCGCTGTGGCGTGGTGCGCGGGAACATCGATCGCGACGAGGATCTGCGGTCACGGCCGGTTCGGTTTTTTACGCTGTTCGGAGACGCCTGATGCGCACCGCCAACATCTCCCTCGTTGTGAGTGCCCGGGTCCAGTCGGGCGAAGATCTTGACTATGATCTCGTCGACAAGATGAAGGCGGCGATGCTGCCGGTCCTGCTCCGGCACGGATACGATATTCCCGGCGTCGCCGACCTATGCGCAGTCGCGGCTTTGCGCGCGGTCCTGCGTGAATCCGTGGTCGTAACGCCATGCGTGGTGCTGGCCGACGAGAAGCTCGATGGCAGCGCCGAGCGTACGGTTGCGGACTGCGACGCGGTATTTCGCCGCGGCCGCTCGGGTCCTCGCGACGAGCCTATGCGCGGGTAGCATGGGCGGCAAGCACACCTCCACCTCCGACCCGAAGCTGAACGGCATCCAAGTCCAGTCCTCGACGCTCGGCATCCCGCTGACCATCGGCGCAGGCCGGAACCGGGCGAAGTGCAACCTCATCTGGTATAACGCCTTCACCGCGATTCCGCACACGACCAAGACGAGCTCGGGCAAGGGGTTCGGCGGGTCGAACAGCAATACGACTTACACCTATACCGCCTCCATCATCATGGCGATCGGCGAAGGGCCGGTCACCTCGATCGCGACGATCTACCGCGACAAGTCGGTGTTCACCTCGTTGGCCGCCGCCGGGCTTTCGCTCGCGACAGGCACGCCGACCCAGCCGGTGTGGAGCTACCTGACTTCGCTCTATCCGGCCGAGGCGCGCGCCTATGCCAGGATCGCCTATGTCTATGCCCAGGATTACGCGCTGAACGACAGCGCGACCCTGCCGAACCACAGCTTCGAGGTGAACTGGCCGATCCAGATGTCCGGCTTGACCGATGCCGACCCGAAAGACTGGCTCACCGCCTTCCTGACGAACACGCAATGGGGCCTACCGGGCTGGACTTCGGGACTGCTCGGCGACTGGACGGAATGGTCGACCTATTGCCGCGCGAACAACCTGCTCGTTTCGCCGCTGCTCGAATCGCAGGTCCAGGCGAGCGAACACGTCACCGAGATCACGGACCTCTCCAATTCGGCGCCGTTCTGGTCGGAAGGCGTGCTGAAGATCAGGCCCTATGGCGATCGCGCCGCGACGGGGAACGGGGTGACCTTCACACCGAACCTGACGCCGGAATACGACCTCACCGAGAATGATTTCCTGGCGCCGGTCCAGATCAACATCATTGACCAGAGCGATGCGTACAATGTCGTCCAGGTCGAATTCCTCGATCGCGCGCACCAATATGACGTCGGCGTTGCAGCATCTTTCGACGATGCCGATATCGACCTCAACGGCGTCCGCAAGCAGGATCCGACCACGTGGCATTCGATCTGCGATGCGGGCATCGCCCAGCACGCGGCCGATCTTCTCAAGAACCGGACGCTCTACAAACGCCTGCAATATACCTTCCCGCTGCCGTGGGACTTCGTGCTGCTTGAGCCGATGGACCTCGTCACGCTGACGACGACGACCGATGAACTGCAGTTGAGCCGCCAGTTGGTGCGCATCCTGCAGATCGATGAGTCCGATAGCGCCGACACGCTGACGTTTACCGCCGAGCATGTCGATGTCGGCGTCGCATCGTCCGCGGCTCGCGCCTCGACGTCGAGCGATGGCTATTCGCCGAACTTCGATGTGGCGCCGGGCTCGGTATCAGCGCCGGTCCTATTCAATGCCCCGCCAGCGCTGACCGCGCACGGTCCCGAGATATGGTGCGCCGCTGCCTCGACCTCGCCGACATGGGGCGGTTGCGACGTCTATATCTGCGTCGACACAAAGTATGAGCGTGTCGGCACGATCAACGGCCCGGCGCGGTTCGGCACATTGTCGGCGGGGCTCGCCAATCACGCCGACCCGGACACGACCAACACGCTCGCGGTGAACCTCGCGACATCGCTCGGCGCGCTCGGCAACGCGACCGCAGCGGAAGCCAATGCTGGCGCTTCGATGTGCCTCGTCGATGATGAGATCGTCACCTATCAGACAGCGACCCTGACCGGCGCGAATGCCTATAACCTGACGACGCTGCACCGCGGTTTCATGGGCACCTATCCGGCCGCACATTCCAGCGGGGCGCCGTTCGTGCGGCTCGACGACGCGGTGTTCAAGTTCGCCTATCCGAACACCAATGTCGGCGGCACGATCAGCGTCAAATTGGTCAGCTTCAACGTCTATGGCCGGGCGCACGAGGATATCTCGACCGTCACCGCCTATACCGTCAGCCTTGCCCCGGTGACGCCGGTCGCGCCGGCGCCGGCCGACTGGGGCCTGACCGGCGGCACCGTCACCAGCGCGGCCGGAGCGGTGATCCCGGCGCTGTTCCTGTCGGGCGCCTTCACCGGCGCCTATGCCGAGGCGATCATCACCGAATATCGCACCGTCGCGGCACTGCTCGCCGAAGGCGGGGCTGTCCTTCTCAACGAAGATGGCACGCCGATGCTCGCGGAAGACGGTGCCGGGAACTGGATCGCTGACACCACACTCGATCCCGGTACTGTTTCGCGCACGATCTCGAATGGTATTGCGGCGCAACAGGTCTATCAGGTCGCGGTAAGCTACCGGACCAGGGGCAAGGTCGGCGACCGGCTCGTCCTTGGTCCCGTCGCGGCGGGAGCGCTCGGCGTCTCGCGCGCGGCCTACAACATCGATGCGCTCAACCCGGCCTATCCCGTCACCAGCGATGACACGCATATCTATATCGCGGCATTCACCGCCGTGCTCGACGACGGGAGGTCGATGGCGTTTCCGGACGGCACACTATCGGGGCTCGCCAATACGACGATCTACGGCGTGTTCTGGCGATTTTCGACCAGCGCATATGAGGTGGATATCACGCCGGCGATAAGTCGCAAGGCGTCGCCTGATTACGCCTTCATCAACTGGTATTCCACCTCGACGGGCGGGATCTACACGCCGCCGCCAACACCGCCGCCGGGTGACCACGGCGCCGGACGGCGTGAATCGACCTTATAAGGAGATCGCGATGCGATTGATGAAATGGCTCGCCGCGTGTGTCGCGGCGGGAGCGCTGGCGGCGTGCATGCCGCAGGCGGCAACGGCACAGAAAGTCAGCGATTTGCCGATCGCGGCGACGCTCACCGGCACCGAGCAGGTCCCGTTGGCGCAAGGCAGCGGCTGCGCGACGCACGTTGCGCCGTGCGCCTCGGCCAAGGCCACGCTGACAACGATCGCGGCATTCACCGCAGCCGCTCTCGACGCCAAGCTGGTCGCCATCGCGGGACTCTCGCCGTCAGCCGATCAATGCTTCTATTTCACCAGCTCGACGGCGGTCGCGACCTATAGCTGCCCGAGCTTCGGCCGTTCGATCGTCACCAGCGCCAGCGCCTCGGCGGCGCGCGGCACTCTCGGCCTGGTCATCGGTAGCGACGTCGAGGCGCATGACGCCGACCTGACGACGATTGGCGGCTTGTCGCCGGCGAACGATGACATCCTGCAGCGCAAGGCCGGTGCCTGGACCAACCGCACGATAGCGCAACTGAAGGCCGATCTCGGCCTACCGGCCAGCGCCGACGTGCAGATATTCACCGTCTCGGGCGCCTGGACCAAACCGGTGTTCGGGTCGCTCACGCGCGTCATCGCCTTTGCCGGCGGCGGCGGGGGAGGCAACGGCGTCGTCGTCGCCGCGTCGACCGCGGCATCCGGCGGTGGCGGTGGCGGCGGTGGCGCCGGCCGCGAATTGCAGATCCCAACGTCCACTCTGGGAAGCACCGAAACCGTCACCGTTGGCACGGGCGGCGCGGCTGGTGCGGCTGGCGTCAATTCATCGTTCGGCGCATGGCTGACGGCTTATGCGGGCGGTGCGGGGTCGAACGGCGCGGCGGGGGTCGCGTCCGGCGGCGGTGGCGGTGGTGGCGAGGGCAGTGCGGGCGGCAATGCCTCGGCGGGCACCGGCGGGACAGCCGGCGCGCTGGGCGGTGCCGCAGGCGGATCGGGCGCGGCCGGCGGCGCCAGCAATTTCGCGGCAAGCGGTGGCGGTGGCGGCACGGCCGCGGGGCTTTCAACGGCGGCCGGCGCAGGATCACTGGCCAGTCAAGGTTCCGGCAGCGATGGCGGCAGCGGCGGCGGTCTGACCGCAGCCAATGCGACGGCCAATGGCGGCAATGGCGGCACGCTGCGGGACGTCGCTGTGACC